GACTGTCTCGTCACCCGCCCGAAACACAACGCCCGGAAGGCTCTGCAGCGCGATCTGGTATCGCTTGTAGTAGCGCGCGTGGTCCCCGCCATCGACGTGCGGGTGAATGCGCCCGCCAGGGGCTAGTCTGGAGATAAGCACCCGGCCAAGCCTCTCGCCCTCCACCTGCCTCATAAGCCCGAAGATGATAGGCCGAAGCCCCGGCAACTCAGCCAAGGCTGGATAGTTGATGCTCTCATGTGCATCCACCACCTGCTCTACCGTCATGCCTTCAGGCTGGAACCTGACCCAGATGTCATCGCATTCTTCATGCGGGGTTCCGGGGTATTCACGCCGAAGCGCGTTACGGTTCCAGAGTTCCGGCCTTGAGTGCAAGGCATGGACTATCGACACAGTGTCTATGCCCTCGCATAGCCTGTAGAAGTTTCGCATTTTCCCTCTTTAGGTCTTAATCACGAAGCCTGCCTGCACAGGCAATGTTGTCCCGCCTAATGCGGTCGCTAGGTCTGGGTATGTCGTCGCAGAGAACGTGGAGCCGTCACACGACAGGTAGCCCTCTGGAACCGTCAGGGCGTGGTTACGGACTGCAACGCCTGTCGGGACTAGGCCCTTCTGATAATCCAGAATGGCTTGGTAGAAGCCAAGCACCTCGCGGTCATCTTGGTGGATCTTCTGGGGGACGTTGGAGCGGCGGCGGGTCATCAGTAGGACTGCATACCCTTCGGCATCAGCCTGTTGCCCCTCTGCATGGGAGGCTGTGCGATGGTCTGGATCTGCTGCATGGGCTGGCCCACCGGCATGATGCTGGCTTGTGGCTGCTGCATCTGCTGACGCCTTGCCATAAGCATCTGCATCAAGCGTGGCTGTTGAGCCTGACCGCCCTGCGGGAAACGCTGCGCCATCATGCTCAGATAATTCGCGTTCATTAGTGCGCCCCTACTTTGACATCTGCCCACATGCCAAGCATGACCACCTTCACGGGGTCACTGACGCGGACCTTGATAATTCTGTTGCGATACGAGCCAAGCGCATTCCAGACCGCCCGGTACTTGTATTGCCCGATCTGGCCCATGCTTGCATTACGGGGGTTGCTCCAAGTCATGCCGCCGTCATCGCTGTGGCTTTCCATCACAATGGGGCTTGAACCCTGACCGGAGGAAAGGCCCACACCCGCTTCGATGTCCAGTTCAAGCCTAGACATGAAGGCGCGCTTGCCGTCGTGGCTGATCTGCGTTGACGTGGCCTCGCGGACAATGCCCTCGGTGTTTTCCGTGAAACTGTCGGCAAGCAATTCGTACAGGTTGCCATCGGATGAGCCGACGACTTGCTTAGTGCCATTGATGGCGAAGTTACGCGCATCCCACCCGCCCGTGGGGTCTTCACCCATCGGCCAGGAGCCGCTCTTGCGATAGGACCAGAGGTTCGTGGAGATGTCCCAAGCGACCGTCCATTCATCCGGCAAGGTCAGCACATAGAACAGATGCCCGCGCTGCTGATAAGCAAATGCCTTCAGGTTGCTCAGGTCAGCCACAGCCTCAAGCAGCGTGTCCACCTCTGGCGGTGATATCTTGCGCGGTGCGTAGCCCTCTGCGCGATAGACTGAGACGCCCCCTGCCTTCCCGTCCCGTCCAACCCATGTCAGGCCGCTATCTACGACTAATGCCGTATCACGTGACGTGCAGCCGATGTTAGCCGATGCCGTGGCAGTTCGAGCGAATGCGTTAGCCCCGCTGTCACCCGTAGGTCCCCACCATTCCGTGGTTTTCGTGCCAAGCAATGCCACATCGTTGGCAACTGCGCGAACTGCGACAAGGTTATCACTCTCAGCTTCAGCCGTGGCGAAGTCGAGCGCGTCGAAGGTGAAGACGTTTGTCAGCCGCCAGCGAAAGCGGCCTGTGTCCTTGACTGCGATAATTGTGTAGCTCGCCAGGGAAGTGCATGACGTGGCCTGCTCATACCCCCCACCCGAATGCTCGGTAAGCGTCAGGGTTGGCACATCAAAATAGTAGCTCTTGACCTCGGCGACGATGTCGATCTGGTTTGAGTTGTAGGACATATCGACAGGCAAAGCGCCCTCAACCGTCCCCAGGCTCGATGACGTGCCGTCAAAGTTGACCTTGTACAGCGTCGTCCCGATGACTGCGTAGTGAACGTCGCTAGCCGTTATCATGCCGCGCACCTGTCCCCCGCCTATGGTGGCGAACAGGGACCTAGCTGGCGTGCCATAGCAGACAAAGTCGGTCCTTCCCTCGCCCTCGACAGGCTCGCCGTAGAGGTTCACAAGGCTCTGCATACCTGCGGCGTTGCTGCGGCCTTTGTTGAAGGTGCGGCCAAAGGGGATACGGACGCGGGGCATCAGGGCCGGATAAGCTGGACGGACCACGAAACAAGGGAAAGCGTCTCGCCAGCCGTTGCTTTCTGCCCCGTGATAACGAGGGATGTGGTAACGCTTGTGTCAATTGCGGCAGTGGTGTTGACGCCGACCGATGTCGCGCCCGGATGCGGAACAGACCCACGGTCGAAGAATATCTGGCTGTTCTGCGCGCCCGCGTTCTGGATGATGCGGAGGTCAGCCATCTGCGTCGTGGCCGTCTGTGTGATGGCAAACGCCTGCGTGCTTCCCGCACCGTTGAGACGGACGCGCATTGTCTTGCTGTTGGCTGAGTTCGTGTAGTTCCACAGCGTGTAGACCCACAACTGGCCGTTAGGACCCATCAGCCCGCCGGGGATTGTGACCGTGGCGAGGATGTTTTCAGTCGTGTTCGCGCCCGCGCTGGCAATGGTCCCAGATACGCCAAGGATAAGCGGCGTCGAGGGCCGCAAGATGACGCCCCCCATTATGGCACCGCGACGAGCGAGGAATAGATGCCAGTGGGCGAGCCGGTAACGGCAACGCGCACTTCAGCGTCCGCGCCAAGCAGCACAGATACAAAGCCTGCCGCTGCCAATGACGCGCCAGTGATGTCCGTGGCTGTGCCGTTCGCATTCTTCGCCTGAAGCTGCAGCGTGGCCGATGAGAATGTGCCCTCGGCTGACCAGATGTATGTGCCGCCCTTAACCGTGCGATAACTGCCGGTCGCGGCTTCGTTGACGAGGAGGTCTACCCTCTCAACATAGTTGGTGTTCAAAGCCATTAGAAATACTCCACCATGACAGGTTCCTTGCTGGAACGCTGAGAGACGTGACGCTCAAGCAAGCGGTAGCCCGTCTCGCCAAGCAGATAGGGTGTGTCGGAATTGGGACCGCGCCCGAAGGCTTCAGCGCACTGACCTGCAATGACCTGCGCGTATGGAAGCGCAGCGGCGTCGGGAATGTTGTCATCCAGCCAGTAGACGAGTGACTCCTCGATGAGCCACGCCCTGACCTTTGTTGCGCGCCTGGAGATCATGTCGCTAGTGTTCGCGTCGAGCGTCTCACCGTTGCTGATGATGCCCAACTCTTCAGCGACTAGCGCGTAGAGTTCCACATTGGTCGTCGTCACTCTGCAGCATCCTCAACAAATACAGCGTCTTCAGCCACAACCTTGGCAGGCCGTCCGCGCTTGGCCTTCGGAGCCTCAAGCACCTCAAGCGTGCCGGGTTCGTCGTTGACCGTCTGGAAGAACTGGTGCGTCTTCAGCTTGCTGATCGCGTGCTGAAACTTGGAATCGTCGGCAAAGTTGCCCGGAAGCACATCCTTGGCAACGCCTTCAATGAACTTGATGCCGTACATGGTGACGGATGCGGGCATTTCGGTGCCGTCGAATTCCGTACCGCCTAAATAAACGAACCTGGTCATAAACCCTCCTTGTCAGAAAAAGAAAGGGGCGGATTGTAGCCCGCCCCCTCATGCTTACGAGTTCGGGCCTTCAAAGCGGCCCATGATTGCGAGTAACAGCGTGCCCGTCGCGCCCGTTGCCGGACCCGTTGGGATTGCACCCGTGATGACCGTGTCATCCGTGTAGAGATAGCCGAAGCCAGTAGTGGCCATCGCGCTCGAAAGCGTTCCGGCCTGACCGACAGTCGATGCCGCGAAGATGCGGTCAGCGTCGCCAGCGTCACCCACGTTGATCGTCACGGTCGGCGAACCGTTCGTGTCGATGTCGGTGGATTCAAGCGTCGCATGCGTCAGGCGGAAGCCCTTGGGAACGGTGCCGAAAACGAAAGCGTCGAGGTTGGCAGCGGCAGCCGTGATGCTGACTTCCCAATAGAAAGTCATCGTGTTGCCGGGAGTTGCGCCGACGAACGCCTTCGGCGAATTGGCGTACTGTTTCGAAGTGTAGGTAGCCATTACAAATGGTCCTCATACAAGAGAAAAGGGAAGCGGCCAGCCATAAGCCAGCCGCTCAAACTTAGTCAGCAACGCCTGACGAATAGACCGTCACGATGCCCTGCTGTTTCGAAGCCGAGCTTGACCCGGTTCCAAAGTGCAGCTTGGCGATGCCGCGCAGTTCTTCGATGGCAACACCCGGACGGAACTTGTAGTCCGCCGTCATGTCGGTGATCGGCATCGGTTCCTGACCCCAAACCACGCCCATCGCCTGCTGACCGCAGAGGAAGCCTGGCTCGACCGGAATGGACGAAGCACCAGACGCAGAGAAGATGCTCGACGTTGTGATAAGCGTCGAGATTTCCTCAATCTGGCGGATGATGACGCCGTCGATGATGAGGTCGCCATCCTGGAACAACGGGTTGTTGTCCATGCCGTTGCCTTCACGTGCGCGAGCGTCACGGTTGGCATTGACCATGTTCGAGTCCAGCTTGAGGTCGCGGAACGCGCGAGCGCCCACGAACATCACGAAGTACTCGCGACCATCTTCCAGACGGAACGGACGAATTGCAGGTGACGCATTCTTGGCCATGCGCTTGGCAAGGCTGATCTGCGCGACCGTCAACTTGTCGTTCGTGCTGTCAACGTTCGCCAGACCCGTTGCATGGGTTGCCGAGTAGTTGCTCGTAGCCGCACCGTAGAGGATGCGGTCAGAGTTGGCA